GAAGATCAAATTCGTGAAGAAGATGCTGGAGAGGATCGTGTAGATGTTGCACAAGGGTCTTACAGTAATCTTGGGTTTCTTTATAACAAAATTCCACAGTCAATTATTGTTGACCCAAATGATCCAAAACGATTTCTTGGCATTGTTGGGTTTGGTCGAGATGAAGCACAAGAAAATCTTGGTTGGGAAACTGCAATTTATGATATTATCGAATATGATAAACCTATTGACCTTGAAGCGTTTAAGGTTAATTCAAATGATGATGATGATCATGTCCCAGCATTCCCGAATACTAAAGCTACCATTCTCAAGTCTGTTGTTAATGCAATTGATAAGAAGGTAATCAAAGATGATGATGATGCCATTCTTGTTTATCTTAAACGTATTGCACGAAGCAAACCAAACTGGCATGAGTCTATCCTTTCGACTATTCGTAAGGAACATATCTCTCGCTGGCCGACTATGAAGTCTTTCAGCACTGCTCGGGCAAAGAAAGAAGCAATTCGATTAGGTCTTCCTTATGAAGGTAACAAAAACAAGAAAACTACTTCGTTAGGATATTCTCGAAAGTTTACTTCATTAAAAAACTTTTTTTGGGACGGTATGACCATGAGCGTGAAGTATGGATGGAAAAAGATTTATCTTTCCACTTGGATTGATGAACCAAACCCTAAAAGTCTTCCTACAGATCGTAAAGATATCAAAGATCAATTTGATAAAATGGAAGATATGTTTAACATATGGGTTTCACACTATCTTGACATGGATATTAAAGAGGTTCGGAAAAAGAGTGAAGACAGATTTCCTCTTGTATTCAATGGTTTTTTTGCTCAGGATAAAGAAAAACTAACTGATGATGGTGGAGTTCCCAAAGAGGTTGATCTTGTTGGTGTTAATGGAAAGCCATGGAAACGTCTTGATGTATAAACCCTACACACTAAAAGACGTATATGATGCGTCTAGTCAAGAGAAGTTTAAAGTCATCTCCACCTTCGCGGGTGGGGGTGGCTCTTCTACAGGCTATCGTCTTGCTGGTGGTAAGGTTCTTGTCATCAATGAGTTCGTTGAAGAGGCACAGAAGACCTATGCAGAGAACTATCCAGACACGGTTATTTTACCCGGCGATATCAAGGAACTCAATGGTAAGGATTTCCTAGATGCAGCTGGTGTTGGTGTAGGTGAGATTGATATTCTTGATGGATCACCACCTTGTTCAGCGTTCTCTGTTGCAGGAAAACTATCCCATAACGTCTATGAGGAAGAGCGTGTTGATCTGTTTGGTAATGTGACTATAGAGAAGGTTGCTGGAAAGCACTCTGATGGTTGGGGTCAAACCAAGAACTATTCTGATGGCAAGTCTGTAACGAATATTGAAGACCTGTTCTTTGAGTTTCTACGAGTTGCAGAAGAAATCAAACCAAAAGTTATTATTGCAGAGAATGTCAAAGGATTGACTATCGGTGAGGCCAAGGAATATTTCAACAAGATACTTAACACCTTTGAGAAGATTGGTTACGAGGTTTGCGCTCAGGTGCTGGACAGTCGTTACTATGGTGTATCCCAGACAAGAACCCGTGTTATTTTTATCGGTGTGCGTGAAGATGTTGCAGAGAAGGTTGGACTAAATTTTATGACTATCTCTCAAGTATTCCCTGAGCCAGATAGGGAAGTTATTCCTGTTAAGGATGTGATGGTTGGTCTTGTTAATGGTGAAAAAGAAGTGAAGTATCTTACAGAGAAATTTACTCATACAGCATATTGGAAACAAACAGGTAGTAAAATGGAGATTGATCCTGAGAAAGTTTTGACAGGTATGGACTACCATCCAAAGGGTCATCACTTCAATCTCAAGAGAGTATCACAGTATAAACCAGCACCTACCATTACAGCAATGGGTAGTGCAGATACTACTGCTGGCGCATTTCACTGGATTGAACCAAGGAAGTTGACTTTAGGTGAATTAAAGCGTATAATGAGCTTACCTGATGACTTCAAGTTGACAGGTAAATGGAATCAGCGTGCCGAAAGGCTGGGCCGCATGGTGCCTCCGTTGATGATGGAACGAATTGCCTCGGCAGTTTACACTAACGTATTGGAGAAATATAATGGCTGACTTTACATTTGCACACAGGCAAGAAGGTTTTGATGAACACATTGATTGGAGTATTCGGGGGTATAGTGACCTTCTGGATGACGTTGTAAGTCTTTCACGGTATTTCGTTGAGGCAGATACTAACGTAGTGGACATTGGCTGTTCTACTGGTAAACTGACTGCAAGGATTCTGGAACATAATCATGAGTCTTGTCCTGATGCACAGTATGTTGGTGTAGAGGTTGCAGAGGGCTTCTTTGGTAATCTTGCAGACAGGAAGGTTGCGTTGGATGAGATTTATCCTGATACCTCTGTGAATTTTATTCAAGACGATATTCGTAATTATGAGTTTGAGAATTGTTCACTGATCACATCTCTGTTCACATTGCAGTTCATGCCTTATTCTTGCAGGGAAGATGTGATTGACAATATCTACAATGGACTCAATGAAGGTGGTGCATTTATCTTTGGCGAAAAGATTGATACATCCCATAGTCGTATTGAGAATATGCTGCGAACTGTCTACTATGAGTTCAAGAGCAAATCCTTTGACTATGAAGATATTATGCAGAAAGAACTGACACTGAAGAATATGTTGAAGCCCAACTCTTGGTGTGAGATTGAACGTATGCTAGATCAGGCTGGGTTCAAGGCAGTTCAGAGTTTCTGGCAGAATCATCTGTTTATTGGTGCTATTGCCATAAAATAGGCTATTGACACACATCAAGTTCTATGTTATATAAATAGAATATAACACACATGGAGCAGTTGAATGTCTAACCTCAATCACTATGTCCGGCAATTACGCCCCCGCACAGAATCATACATCCCCCATGTCGATAGGGTTCAGAACCTTCTAAGAGAACTGACAATATCTCCTCATTATCAGCAAAAAGGTATCTATAATCCATTTTACGAATTAACTATTGATGTTGAGGCAGATATTAGACCAGAGGTAGGGCCCGGCGAAATTACGTTTGAAAATGTAAAAACTGGAACAGGTACACTTATAAAATCATACGGTAAAGGTAAGTTTCATTTTCAGATAGTTGTTGATGGGGATAGAACAAAATATCATATCATAACAACTGGGACTTATGTAACTAATCACTTAGGAATGAAAAAGAGACAGAGTGCTACCGCATCTTCAGATGTTAACGAATACCTATCTCTATATTTTATACAACACCCAACATTTACAGATGCAAAAACTTTCATGTCAGATGTTGGAAAGTTAACTGACGATACAGGAATTCTTGCGTCTGGTGGTTCGGTTACTTATGAAGACTTACGTGAACTATTGGATAAGGATGAAAAAGTAGAAAGAGATATTCTTATTGGTTATAATAATTCTAAAGCAGTAATTGCAGATTTAAAATCTATGAAGGTTAACTGGTCAGTATTGCATTGGGTTCCACAAGCAAAACCTGGCGGTATACGGAGGAATAATCCTTCAGATATAATATTAGAATTAGATGATGGTTCCTATATTGGATATTCAAATAAAATAAGTTCTGGAAAGGATGCTACTCCTAAACTTAATACTGGTATTTGGTCTGCTTATAAAAAACGAGCGGATACAACTCAATTAACAAAAATTGAGAGGATGATCGATAAGGCATGGAAAGATGCTGCAAATAAAATTAAATCAACTTCTAAAAACGCATATCCAGTAATAAAAAGATTTAATATTAAAAAAGAAGCATTTAGTGAAACTACTTCACAAGAGGCATTTATGGGACTTGCAAAAGCGTTTGATAAAGATGGTTTAAAATTTTTTACTGACGATATGTATTGGCCGTTTAGAAATAACTTAATTAAAGCATATTCAACTTATTTGAAAAAGCCTGCAAATATGCGATATCTCATGAATACTGTTGCAATTTATACTTATGATGATCCTTCTGACACCCCATGCCCATACAAATTATTGATAGGATCAGAAA